CTACCATCGGTCAATGACCAGGTACTGCTGTCCACCGCGTTTCTGAACCAGCAGCACTTTATCCCCAACTTTTAATGCATTGTTCACCGTCACAGTGACGGTCCCCAGTTCAGGGATAACCATAGGAACCTGATAATCCGTCAGATGCTGCGGCACCAACAGCTGGCCGCCGGCGACCGTTGTCTTCTGGCCAATCTGTACGGATGGTGGGGAAGCTGTGAGCACTGTGCCGGGGAGGATATCGCAGGGGTCGCCTGCCTCCACTGCCTTAAGTGCAATCTGCTTCAGGTTATCAATCCATTCTGCCTCAGCCACTTATATCAGCCCCTCTCAGCGTCAGATCCATCGTGTGGATTCCTTCCTCTATCTTGTGGGTTACGGACTCAATCAGCAGATAGTTCCTCACCTCCACATCCTTTAAATCCAGGAATACCGGCAGAAGGCAGCCGGCCCTCACACGGATATCCCCGAACGCTCCCTTGACCTGCAGGCTCCTGGCCGGACGGTTGTATAAGGTAAGGTATCGCTCCGCAACCACCTGGCCGTCCACTCCTTTGTCGATGGTTTCACTCATCTGAAGCACGCCCCATCGGTTGATATTCTCTGTATGTTTGGTCATATACAGCTCCCGGCTCTTGCTCCCCTCACTGTCCCGGTACAGTTTTATTTGGTTATAGGTGTTGCTGTCAATACTGACCTTATAGTCGTAATCCTGGGCCGCTGCACTGTCAATCATAAGGGACAGCTTCATGTTCTCGGCATTTTTCAGGGTTAGCTTCCCTACATTATCGTACAGGACAAACAGCTTCCCTGTATGAATCATGGTATAATCCAGCGCCGTAAGGATGATGTCAAGCAGTGTCTTGTCCTTCTCGTTCCTGGATTCTATCTTGAAGCCCGTGTCCTCCAGTGTTCCCACCTGAAGGTTAAAATCAGCCGCAATCATCTGAATCACTTCCCCCGCTGTCTTATCCACATAATTGTAGCTGTCGGAGTTCTTCAGATAGCGCAGCTGGTCATAGGCTGTGACCTTCATCTGCCCCTCACGGTTCCAGCTCCGCTCGAAGATGAAGCCAAAGAACACAGAGGATCCGCCTACATCCAGGCGGACTGCATTTCCCTCCTCAATTTTCAGGATACGGTCTGCCAGAAGGGTGAAGGAGCATTTCCCCGGCTGTCCCTTGCGCTGCGTCTCCCAGGTGACGGTTCCCTGAACCACCGGCTCATACACAGTCCGGCCGTTTTCGATATACAAATGTACCTCCATTCCGCCTTGCCTCCTTTAAGGGATTGTCAATACCTGTCCCGGATATATAAGATTGGGATTGCTTATCTTATCTCGATTCAGGTTATAAAGTTCCTGCCACCGGCCCCCATCACCCAGAAGCTTTTTGGCTATCTTCCAGAGGCTGTCCCCTTTCACTACTACATAAGAACTTACCGAAGGCGGCTCCCCGGCTCTCTGCTCCTCTGGTTCAGCAGCTGCCGGGACCTCCTGGTCGGGGATGAGGGTGAAATTCATAATCCGGGTTCCATAATGACGGTATTCCTTCATCGTGATGGATACCGCCAGGTCAAAGCCCTCCTTTACATCGTCCGATACCTTGTAGTCCTCCAGTACCACATCTATGTTGGTATCAAAGGAACCGCTGGGGGTATCCCTGAGAACAATGAACTCGAAGGAATCCCCGCTCTCCTTTAAGTCCTGCAGGCTGCTGATGAAGTCCTCCGCATCACTTACGCTGCCGTCCCATACTGCCGCGGGATAGTCCATCTGGGGGATTATTACATCGATGCTTATTTCTGCCAGGCCAGGAGGGCGGGTCATGTTGATTTCGTCGCCGTTAATCAGGGTGACCGTTTTGTTCTGGCCTGGATATTTGATAGGTATTTTCTGGGGTGGGATGGGGAGGAGCATGTCGTTTATGTATACTTCATAGGCCATTAGATGTACCCTCCTTCTGCTGCGGTTGCCAGGATTTCTCCGGTGACCTCTCCCAGCATCCGGTTCACTTCGTTAAAATCGGTCTGGGTCTTTAGGGTGTTGTTATTGTTTATGTCCACCTTTAGTTCTGCCAGGGTGAAGCGGTTGATAATTTCCTGCTCTGCGGCGTCACGCATATACTTTAGGTCTGTGTCGATTGTGTCCATGGAGTCAGCCATAGCGGCGGTGTTGGCGGCGGTGCTGCCGGTGTTGCCTGCAATATCTCCCAGTGATGGTGCTTCTGGAGTATATCCGCCGGCGCCTCCACCTGCTGAATCTTTCTTTTTCTTTTCCTCTTTTTCTGCCTTCGCTGCGGCAATATTGGCCTGACGTTCTGCTGCTCTTTGAGCGGCATCAAGCTCCATCTGATTGATTTCACTCTGCCTTGCTTTCTTATCCGCTGCATTCTGGTCCTTTAAAGCAGCTAACTCAGATGCCCGTTTTTGTTGTTTAGCCTGTTCTTCCACAGCTGCGTTTGTAGCAAACTCCACATGGGCTACGGCTTCGATTGATGTCCCTGCTATACTGTTAACAGCTGCGATAAAAGCGTTTACACGGTCTATCGCTCCATTTATGAAATCCTGTAGAATCGTAAGTCCCATTACTTTTAGATTTCCTATGGTATTCAGGACTGCTGCTTTGAACGCCTCAAAGCCGTATTGCATGTTGTCGATTCCATTCTGGATATTCGCCCATGCTGTCATGAATCCGATTTTCAATTTATCTAAGCAGGTGAGGACAAAGTTAGAACAGGTCAGCCAAGCTACTTTAAGGCCGCCTATGCGATTAATCCAGACTACGATTGCGGCTATAACTGCCATGATTACTATCACAATCCAGGTTATCGGGCAGGCAAGTAACGCCATATTTAATCCAACTTGTGCTCCTGTGGCCGTTGTCGTTGCAGCGGCTCCTGCTATATCTGCTCCGGCCTTCAGAGCAGTGCTTGCGGCTGAAATCGCTTGCAGACCATTAGTAATTGCTTGCACAATATTATAAGCTATCATGACCCCTTTATATGCCACTACCGCAGCTGCAACCCCTGCTATAATCGGTCCAAGCCACGCCCAGTTTTCTTGTACAAATATAACTGCCTGTCCCATCATGTCCAGTGCCTGGACTGCTCCAGAAGCCATGGTTCGTATCACTCCTGTTATACTTTCTGTCAAAGCGCTAAACCCTTCCGTCTGCGTTACCGAACTAAGTTGCTGTAATGCAGGCTGGAATGCCATCAATGCCTGGTTTTGAATGCTGTTGGCAATCTGGCCAAACGTTGTGGGCATCTGGGCGAACCTTTCGTCTGTCTCCTCTGCTGCCGCAAACATAGCGTTCTTAATGACTTCTGCGGAAATCGCACCTTCCGAAGCTAGTTCCTTTATTTCTCCTGCGGGAACTCCCATATAATCTGCTATATTTTGCACGATTGGTTGGGCATTATCCAATACTGCATTCAATTCCTCGCCCTGAAGCTTCCCAGCCGCCATAGCCTGTGTGAGCTGAAGCATAACAGAATCTACGCCCTGGGCACTGGTTCCAGCAATGACAAATGTCTTATTAATCTGTTCCGCAAAAGCAATCAGCTCATCGTTAGAGGAAAATGCATTTCTTGCCTGCATACCTAATTTTCCTACAGCATCAGCGGTTGTCTGATATACTCCCCTGGACCGTTGCGCAGAATCATAGATTTTCTGCTGCAACTGCTCAGTTGAATCCAGCCCATAGTTCATTAAATCAAGTCTGGCTGTTGTCTGCGCTACCTGGTCTGCCAGGTTCATAGCCTTGCCTGCCGTAGCCGCACTGACCAGCATAGCTGCATATCGTTTGATAGAACTCTCCAGTCCTCCAGCCGCAGTCTGACCACTTCTCACAGACTGATTGAACTGCTCCTGTGCGGTAAGATTATCCCTGATATTGCGTTCTGTCGAATCCATAATGGAGTTAAGCTGTTGATACGCCGCATTAGCCGCACTTATGTCCATCCGCTCCATTGCACTATTAAGCTGCCCTTGAACTTGTGCTGCCTGAGATAATCGGCCCCGCATAACCTCTAATTCGTTATTGACCCTGTCAGTCCTTAAGTTCACTGGAATGCTGTTTAGTTCTTCTATACGGTTCGATAAACTCCGCATACGATTTGTAGTTTCTGCCACATCATTGAGCATTCCTGGAGGAGTCACCCTCATGCCCCTTGCCTGTGCAGAAATCGCTTGTTGGTTCCTGTATAGCTGCTGGGCCGCAGTATTTACTGCTTGATATTCTTGCGCAAAACGCTCCGCTCCGGTATTTGTAAACACCGGCTGAGAGGAAGCGCTGCTCCATGCAGGCAGTTCAGGCACCGTTACTGGAGTATTCTGCACACGCTCTAATTCTTCCTGATACTGCACCACTGCTGCCGACGCACTCGCCACCGCTTGCTGCATTGCCACTGCTTGTGCAGTATCAAAGCCAGATTCTGTGGCCGACTGTGCCGCACTAAAACTACTGACCATCATCCCCATGGCCGATGTAATTGACTGTAACACTGGAGTCATGCGGTCAGCCAGTTGGATTGATGATTGTACTCCTGCCATCGCCTCACCTTCTTTCCTAAAAATGGTATAAAAAGAACGCCCCGAAGGACGTTCTGATTAACGATTCTATTTAATTGCTCATGCACTCAAGAGCTATCTTCATGGCATACTGGAAACCACTTAAAAACCCCTGCTTTTCATTCTCACAGGCAAGGCTGCATACATAGTCTTCATAATCATGTGCAAGCAAACCGCTTTTATCAAAATAGCCATATAAGGATTCTCTGGCTCTTATTGCAGATTCATTATCGCCTCCACGCTCCAAATCATTCTGATACTGGTAATAAATCTTTTCCAATTCGCTCATATTATGCCACCTCCCGATATGCTACCGTACAGGTCTTGAAGTTTCCCTTAGAATCCACATAAGTAATCTTAGTTGGGTAGTTATTCTCTGCCAGCCACAGTTTTACATCCTCAAATACGGAGGGCTTGTACTGTATGGTTACGTCATCATGTCCGTTCCGGCTGAACGCTGTAGTCACTATCTCACTGCCTGGGATATGTAATTTCTTGATGATGGCACTCACAGCCTGATTATGCGGGTTGCCGCTGGTAGAGTAGATTCCCAACTCCTTGGCAATCTCCGTACAGTCGTACAGCTTTGACATGGTTTCTTTATCAGTAAGGAGTGGCGCTTTTACTTCATAACCAAGGTCCGTATACAACCGCTTCACCTCTGCGGCTACATATACAGGTTCGACCTTTGCCTTTTCCAGGGTACTCATGACATTCTTGACCATCATGTTGACGGAAGAAAGCGCTGGGCGCTGGGCTTTGGACTGGCTCCCCTTTTTCGGCATCTCATAGGAGCCGGTCTTGCGGAGGGCGGGGAGAACCTCGGATGTCACCCAACGTTTGAATTTCCTTGCTGTTTCCAGTTTGCTTCCAAACACCAGTGCATACAGACCTGATTCATTGATTATAAGCATATTTCTCCGCTGACCTGAGTCGGTGAAACACCGGGTCAGCTTATCCTCGGCTTCAACATGACGTTTCAAGGCATCCGGAGTATCTTTGTAAGCAAGTGCAATTGCCACATCCTTGCCCACAAAATAGGGCTCATTATCAATAACTACTGTCCTTACCTGTCCAAATTCCTCATTATTAAAAATCTGTAATTCCTGCATAACCTTTAATCTCCTTTCAAAATTGACAAATTTGAAGAAATAGGTTACACTACATGTAGATGTAGGTTTTCCTACTTCCAGTTTTTGAGTAAACACATCGGTCGCCAAACTTACTGTGTTTGCTCTTTTTTGTTTCAACTTCTTTTTTCACAAGCTCTACAATGATGTCTTTTACTGACTTGTCCATTTTTACGGCGTAAATCCTAAGCTGTTTGTGTAAATCATCATCCATAATTATTCCTACGCGCTTCACTTACTTACCTCCCTTCTTGTTTGCATATGTAAATTCTAACTCGCATTTGCAAATATGTCAAGGGGGATTTTACATTTGCAAATTTTATTAAAATATGATATTCTAAAGCCATAAGGAGGTATTTAATGATGGCCATAGGTAAATCTATTGAACAACAGATAAAAAACAAAAATATGTCACTCAAAGAATTTTCAAAAGAAGCAGACATATCCTACAACACCCTATATGCAATTGTAAAAAGAGACAATGCAACCATAAAACCAGAAATACTCAGAAAAATTGCCAAGACCCTTGATATTCAATTATCTGACTTATTTGATACTGGAGAAGAAATAACTTATTATAATCTGGAAGACGGCACTCGTGATACAATAAAAAAAGATGTTAATGGCGTTGTCACCCGCCATATCCATCTTGGTAACTTCTCTGTTGGAGAATCTTCTCATGATAGTTCCGAAAATGCATTGCTAAGTTGCTTCCGGCAATTGAACTTCGTTGGAAAAAAAGAAGCACTTAAACGTATTGAAGAATTATCGCTTATACCTAAATACATTTCTACCAAGGAGACACCCACCACACAGTAGGTAGCTTTTCCGCACAATAAAAGCACCTAGTGAAATGTTACAATACCTCCTAAGTAGATTTTGGTTATTTACCTTGTCTGCATAAGAGGTATCATATCATTTTTCCGGGTGCTTTTATTGAATTACATAATTAGAATCCTGTAACACCGACAATTGTATATCTATTACATGAGTTATCAGTAATTAAAGCTTTAAATTGCCAAGTTTCCTCAGGGCCTAAATTATTCATATTATCCAATGCTGTACCTAAAACCACATCATCTTTATACATTTTAATTTCTATCTGAACATACGAATAATTTTTATCCGTATTATTTTTCACTTGTCCAGTAACATATCTCAGAGAACCTTCATTGAGATTTTCATAAGATATAATTTCTAACTTTTTCTTTTTTAGCCTCTGTTTCAGCTACACTGGTCGCTTCCGTTTCTGTAGTTTCTGCCGCCCCCTTTTCTTTAGCAACTTCAGTCGTTGGCATATCAGTTTTGGTGCTGTCAGACGTACTGTTTCCACCAATAACTGCTATTATTGCAATAAATAGAATAAAAATAACGACTGCAGTAAGGCAACCAACTAAACAGCCACTCTTCTTCTTTTTTGTAGGCTGAATTGGTATATTCACTTGCGTAGAGTTTTTTAATGAATTATCATTGTTTTCAGTGGTTTCAGATGCAATAAGTGGATAGCCACAACTCGGACAATTTTGTGCACTATCAGATACCTCTTTACCACACTCTGGACATTTTATTAAAGCCATACTCATTTCCTCCCGTTGTAAATAATAGTGGTTTTATTATATCACAACTGTTTTCCTATTTCTACCGCTTTTTACTTTTCAATTTCTGCGCCTCCTTTTTATCCTTCTCCAGCTTCATATCAATTGCAGCCACCACATAAGCCCGTTCTTGAATATCTAAAGCCAAGAACTCATGCGGCCATCGGTGGAGTTTGTGGAGGCAATAATAGGCCACATTGGCTTCCATATCGCCTCCATCTATTAGTTTTTTGCTTCGTCCACCTTATCCTGAAAGTTCTGCTCAAAACCATGGTATGACTGGACCTGGCTCATGAATTCATTGTATTCTCCGGGGTCGTCAATCATTTCCTGAATTAACTGCTCTGCCCCCATCACACCATAAGAATCCTGCAGTTCCTTGTCATTTAGATTCGGATACACCACACAGGCAGCCGCCATCTTAGCCAGATAACGGTTAGCATAAAACTTTGGGCGGAACATTCCCGGCTTGCCAGTCACCTGGATATCAACCGTACAATCCTCCCGCAGCGCGCTGTCTTCTTTTGTTGTCAAAGGTCGGACTTCCCACACTAACGGCTTACCCTTCTCATCAACTAACGTCTTAGTAGCCGCAATCTTCAAGTTTTCCTTCGTAGCTTTATTTTTCTTTAAAAATCTGCTTAAATCTCCCATTCTCTCTCATCCTCTCTTTCTTACTGCATTACAAAAGGCCATCATGCTTAATGACAGCCTTTAATCTTTCCTTTAAATTTCCACCACGATACCAATGATATAATGTCATGTATTTAATGGCATAGACCTCTGACAGCTCTTTTAATGTACAGACTTTATCATTGAATGTTACATAAATTGTGTTTCTTTTATTTCCGTTCTGTATCTCCATTGTAACCCATCTGCAATTTTCAGGACAATAGTTCCCATCTACATTTATCCTGTCAATGGATAAGCTGGAACTATACCCGTTAGTCATGGCCCAGGAATAAAAAGCTTTAAAAATCATATAACCATTCATCACATACCTTAATTCCCCTTTCGCCATAGTATCTGAAATCACTACAAGTTTCAAGATAGCACCTTTCCACCATGTGGTGATAAACACGATACAGCCTACTTTTTGACTTATTATGCGTTGTATTTCTGTTCAGCATATATTCATGTTTATAGCAGCCACAACTATTTACTCTTCCGCTCCTTAAATCGGATGTACTTACCTCCACCACATTTCCACATTCACACTTACATAGCCATATTTTGTGGCAGTATTTATCACGATAGAGATACTTTTCTACATTTAAACGCCCATATTGCTGATTTACCATATCAATAGGTTTATGCATTTATAACACAACCTTTCTCAGTTAAATAAAAATTATCTCATTCCTGGTAATTCAGAGAAGGTATTTGGCATTTCCCAGTCCTCGAAGGTAAAATCCAGATCCTCATCCAAATACTCTGCGTCTGCATCAAACTTGGCCAGAATGCCTCCATCTACATTGCAGTCCTTCAGAATAATCGTCTGGCGGCCCACACTGGAAGTGGGGTCCTCATTGGTGATCTGGATATCAAAATACACATCCTCTCCAGTCTCCTTGTAACGGTACAGCAGGTTCCTGAAAATGCTGGTATTATAGTGGAAAGTGGCTGAACCGCTCCCCTTCCACCCGGTAGTCTTGTTCCCCTTTCCGGTCTTCCCCAGGATTGGAACCTCAGACTTGGTTTTCTCGATACTGGCCTCCAGGTTAATGGCCTGCATAAAATTATACCGGTCCCCATCAATTGTCACAAAACACTCTGCCAGGGAAGCGCTCACTGCATCCTTGGCATTCATTATCGGATTATTCAGCATAATTTGTCACTCCTTTCTCAATTTACAACCACAGTCATATAGAGCTGGGCCATTGCGTTCGTCGGTCTTATTGGACAGTTTACCACTACTGACTTCTTTCCTTCGCCTCTGGCAATTACGATATCGTCCGCCTTGAAGCCCTCAATCGCACGTATTTTCTCCAGCTCCCTGTAGTATGTAACAATCTCATTCCAGAAACTAACACGCCCTGCCTCATCATTTGGAATCTTACCCAAATACTTATTGCCAAACAGGGCCGCAATGTCATTTCCAATCTGGTCCAGAACACGTATTGTCTGATTGCTCTTAAAGTCCTCCCCTTTTTCATCGGAAAGTGTTACCAGCGTATTGACATCCTCCAGGACACGTATCTCATCACCAACCCTGTGAAGAATAAATGTCCCCGATAAAATCGCTTCTTCCAGCTCCTTCTGGGTATATGAAGTGTCTACTTCAAACTCACCATTATATGTTTTGTTTGTGTTAGAAGCATTCACTGCACACCCTGCAATCGCTCCTGTCGCCCAATACACCAGAGCACAGGAATCTGCTGTTAACGTGACTTCTCCCTCTATGCCTTCTTCAACCGCTGCAGTTCCCTCCACACAGTTGTCCAGTGACACAATGCCTTCATAGTCAGCCGGATACCGGAATAACACTGTCTGGAACTTGATTCCCATACCATCACGCATGCTCTTTGTAAAGTCGGCAAACAGCGCTTTCACATCTTTATCGTCTGATACAAGCCCAAGTGCATTAAAAGAATAGCTCTGTATCTTATCAAGAAACTTCTGATAATCCTCCAGAGCAGGAATAGAATTTGTACCTCCTGTGAAAGGAACTCCGGCCGTGGCCTGCAGCGTCGCATCCCTTTTAAATACCACATAACTGGTATCATTCAAACCGCTCATTTCTGTTACCTGCTGGATGTCTACCATCTGGCCGTCAAGAAACGTCCTGACAGTATACTCAGCGCCGTCCTCCTCAATCACCAGCCGCAGGGCATTTCCTCTGGTTCCTGCATATTTGGCTGTGGCATAATCACAAGCTGCCCGGATTCCCCCGCCGTTTATGCGGTATCCGTACAGGGTTCTCGCATTTTTAAAGAGATCACGGATTACCTTCATCTTTTCATGGGTATAATCAAAACCGAAGAGCTCTCTGCTCCGGATTTGGAAATCTTCCGCAGTCAATGTGAATACTTCTCCCGCCGGGCCCCAGTCTGTCTCCAAAGGCATTGCCACATATCCGCGTTCAGACAGCGCCATTGCTGCCTGGGCCACTGATACAAAGTTTATATAAGCTCCCGGCAAAATCTTATTCTGTGCCGCAAAACTACCTCCTCCAAGTGCCATATCTATTTCACCATTCCTTTCTCAATCTCAATTGTTTCCATTGATTCCTCTGTTTTCTCCTCCTTAAGGATAAACATATTGTAACTGACGAAAAAGTTGAGAACACCATCCTCTGCCCTGTGGCTTCGCCCGGTTCCTCGCAGCAGGCTGCCATCCTGCAGGGTGATATACTCCATACCATTCATAAGGATGTCAGATACCCGATTTATTTCTCTGCGCTGCTGCTTTATGCCGCCTGGAAGGTACTGAATACACATATCTGTCTGCCGGTAATATCGCCTGCCAATCATCGGCTTTTCAGACGGATCCAGGAACTGCACAAAAAACAAGGCTCCTTAAGGCCCTGTTCTACTACATCTGTGTATATTTCATAATCATCACCAAAAAGCTCATTCAGCCGCCTGGTGACAGCGTCCATGATATCATTAAGCATCAAACACCTCCCTAAGTTTTGCTTCCAGCTTTTTCTCTATCAGTTTTGGCGCCAGGTCGTTGATTTCCTTTTCTGATATGGTCAGCATGAACTTTCCCGGGACCCAGGCCCTTTTTGCGCATACACCTAAAGCCGGGATATAGCGTCCAGGCGTCTGCCGGTGGCCATATTCCACGTAGGAAGCATATTCAGTTGGGTTGATGATCTCAACTCGATAAGTACCTCCTGCTTTCTGAATCTCACCCACAGACCAGCCGCGCCGCAGAGTTCCTCCCTGGTACCCGGTCCAGTATTTTTGCTTTATGGCGCCATTCTTTGACAGGAAGGTCCTTGTCTTACCATTGGATCCCTTTACCTTTACTGTCTTCGGTCCATCCAGCTTAGGGGCCTTGCCTACCGGTGTCCTTTGCTTAACTTTCCTCAGCAGACGGGATGCCAGTTCCTTGATGCACTCCAGGTTGAAGGCATCTCTCTCCTGCTCTAAACGTTCTACCTGCTTTTGCAGCTTCTTTATTTCCCGAAAATCAAAACTTCCACCTTTGGCCATTATGCATACTCCTTCCATATCTCCAGAAGAATCTCCTGGTGGGAGGAATAGACCGCAGCCTTACCACTCTGGCATAACTCTCCGTCCGCCCCTGCTGGGTGACTTCAATACGGCTACCCGGGGGAACTACAAGCTCTGGAGCCAGAAACAGCTTGATGGTCTGTGCCACAGCTGTAACCGTATCACTGCCGGCCGCCAGCGCCGTACTGGAGTAAGACAGATGGCAAGGGATTTCCTCCTGCTTTAAAACCTCCTCCTGCCGCGTCACCTTCGTCACAGGGTCTCTTATAGGCTTCATACCATAAATCTTGCATGTCCCATCATAGGTGGCCTCTATGGCCTTCCTGTGCATCCTCTGGGCCCGTTTGATTGCATCACTTATCATCCTACCACCCCAGCTTCCTGTACCGATTAAGTTGCCCCTGGTAATCCTTCAGGATACCGCCTGATAGGGCATCCGCTGCACTTGTAAAGCTGGCGGATGTGTCTCCCTCTGATATGGATGACACCCGGATTGGCGCGTCTCCATCCCCAGGACGCTCATACCGATACAGGTCTATAGCCATCCTGTATGATGTGCCGGATAAGCCTGCCGGAACTGCTTCTAAGTTGCAGTAGTTCCGGATAGTCTCATCCACATCCTCCATAAGAAACTGCAGGGCAATATCCTGTGTTGTGTCATCTTCAGGCATCCCCAATAACGCCTTTAGCTTCATTAGGTCCATGGTCCCTCCTTAAGAAATGGTAGCAATGAATACCTGGTCTGCATACGGGAACGATGGCATGGCCGTGGCAACTGCCTTAATCCACCGGCCCACAGGGTCCACCGTGTCATATTGCACCACCACGATATTCCCCACAGCAGACACATCCACATCCGGATTCTTACGAAGCTCCAGCTCCTCTGCCGTGAGTCCATAGAATGTATCCCCCAGTTTCCCATCCGGCATCATAATGAATGCTGATTCCTGAAGGAAGCGCGCGGACGAATATTTCCCCTTTGCATCCTGCTGGCGGTACTGTTTGTCATAAACGGCAATCTGCGGCAGGCTCTGCTGGGCCAGGAACGCATTCAGCTCCGCCCTGGTAAGCACCCGGTCACTGTTCACTCCGTAAACTGCGGCGCGTATCCTGTGGTCCCGTAAAATGCGGTTCAGATTGGTCTTGGATGTCAATGCCCGTGTTGGTGTGAACCCGGTGTCTTTTACAATCCGGTCCACAAAGGCGTCCATATCCTCCAGGATAGTAGGGTCACCGCTCCCCCATGTCTTATCAGCCTTATGTGTGCTGGGAATTCCATAATCAATGCTTGCCTTGAAACCGTTCTCATTAATGGAAAGCTTTCCTGTGGACAGGGCTTCCATTCTCAGGCACTCGACCCTGGTTTTCACTCCCGCCACCAGGTTATCCACGTCACTGAAAATCTTACGGACCATCTCCGCCTCTTCCTGGTCATTCCTAGGGCTTTCAAGGGCAATTATTTCCTTCTCGCCCAGACGGATTTTCCTCTTGATGAGGGCCAGGTCCTGCATGCTGTAATCAGCACCTTCTCTGGAACCTAATTCCGTCTCCGTATCAAACGCATGAATACGGGCAGATACAGGAAGGTCGGACGCACCCTTAATCATCTTAATTTCCATTGCTTCGGTCTTACGTTCCGGGAAAAGCACCTCACCCATATAGGCCTCGGTCTGCCTTTCTTTCGTATAATCAATCAGCTCCTGTGGTGTTAATAATTCTTCTACTCTTGCATGTCTTAATCCTCCTATACTGTGGGTGTGGCGGCCTTGACCTGCAGGCTCCCATCCACAAAAAATTTAATAAATGGCATCTTTTCCGCCAGCTGATCCACGGCGTCAACCAAGTATTCCCCCTGCAGCCGCTCCGTGTTGACGGAACCGGCAATCATCAGGGCCCCAGGCTGCTGTCCGTATGTAACCTCAGTAGTTGCGAAAAGGATGCCAACGGGTTCCGTGGAGAATGTGTAAGTATAAACCCCAGAGTTCCCGCTACGCGTAACCTTTACCACCTTTCCGTCCTTGTCTAGCAGGCTGCCTGCCAGAACAAACTTCTTCCCCTCCGTGTCCGCTGTCACTCCGGTGTCCAGTACTGTACAGGTGATGTTCTCATAATGCTCATTCCTCAGGAATTCCGAAGAATTATCGTACGTCTTCTTCACTAAATACATGTCATATCCTCTCTTTCTTTATTTTGTTGCCCATGCATCTGCATAGGGATTCTTCGAGGTTTCTTTGTTTAGACTCTCCGCCACTGTCTTGGCCCAGCCTCCCTCCGATGTCTCCCCGGCCTTGGGTTTATAACCGGGTTTCCCACTGCCCTGACTGGCGGCCGCAGCGCCGGAACCCTTGAACAGGAACGCCTTGTCTGCCTTCAGCGCCTTCACCTGTTCTTCAAGGCCAGTGACCTTTCCATCGTCCCCCAGAAGCAGTTTGCTTTTGTCAACAAGGCCGGATACAAGGTCGGCGTCATGGGCGGAGTCACCGATTGCAAGCTTGATGGCGGTGGTCAGCTTTAGCTCCTTCATATCCGCCTCATATTTCTCTTTGGCAGCCTTATTCTCTGCCTGTAGTTCTTCAATCTGTTTCTGGAGCTCCTCGCCGCTACCACTGGCCTTCTTTAGTTCCTCCAATTGTTTGTCCCTGGTCTTGATATCTTTTTCCAGTTGGGCCTTTGTGGTGTTGAGGGCCTCCAGGTCCGCTTTAAGGACATAGCCCTCCAACTCCTTCTTTGATTCCTGCTCCGCCTTGGCTGCCAGCTCCTCGCTGATGCCCAGGGCGATAAAATCTTCTTTTTTCATCGTCTTTTCCTTTCTTTTGGGTATAAAAATAACACCCGGTATAATACCGCGTGCTTAACTCCACTCTTCTTTTTTTCTTAAATCTGAATTTCTCTGCGCTGCCCCTCGCCCGGAGAAGCATTCCTTCGGGGCCTAAAAACGTCACCACCAGGATATCCTGGCATTCTCCAATTCCCTTGTCCCCTAATCGCAAGACCTCACACACATCAATATCCACAACATCTTCAATCAGTTCGCCATTGAAATAGATATTGTAGTCCTCTTTGCTTATATACATAACGCTCCTTTCCGTTGCGATACCGCAACAATAAAATACCACCGGCCATTACTGGTTGGTGGTATCAATCCTCCATACTTTCATATCCGCTTGTTATCATGGCAAGCATTTCCGTATACTGCATCAGCTTCTGTTTTTCAGATTCCGGATTATCCGATTTTAGAAAGGCAGATACCTTTGTTTTGAGAGCGAACCATCCTTCCTTGTTTTTTGGCTGGCTGTAACATAGGCAATAAAACAATCGGTCACCTTCCGAATTACTATGCTTTAACTCTTCCCTTATTTTCTTCTGGTTCTTAACCTCCCCTAATAACAATTGAAACTTATCATCCAACATCCCCACCCCCCAGCTTGCCAACATAATCCATAATTGCCACAGCCTCATCAACGGATACCTTCTCATTATGGATTATACTCCCATTCACCTTATCCTGCAACCAGCTGAACCGTTCTGTCATCGGATGCTTAAAAAGTTCCTTCGCAAATTCCATATCGGACTCATATAGGCCTAATCCATTGTTCAGGTTCCGTAGGATTTCAACCGTGTCCGTATAGCCAGGAATATGGGCTATTCCCATCTTTTTCGCAATCTCCTGGGTCAATAGTTCCACACTTGCTTCCTCTATACCCTGATGTGCGATATAATCCGCCGGGCTATAGTGGCTGGCAGAGCAGGAATGCAGTAACTCATGGAGCAGTATCCCATCCGGCACATCATCCCTTACGATGATGTCACAGTTCCACTCCTTTATGCCCGAACAGCATTCCTGTTCACATCGTTCATTATCTGCCCTGACTTTCCCACTCCATCTGCTTTTCCGTGGAGAGTATTTTTCTACCTCCCCCCTCAGTGGTATGCACCGCTTTTCCATCTGTCCAGAAGTCCTCTTCATCTCGGATGCCCCTGCTTTCTCAGACTTGGGGACATACCACTTTTCCCACTCTCTATATTTCATGTCAGAGGGAACATTATATGTTTTCCCACTACTGTCTCTGGCGGCTCTCATCTCACCCTCTGTAAATTCGTCGTCAAAGTACGGCACCGTGGTTGACCTGCAATTGGGGTGAAAAGGCGGCGCTGTAACGCCCACCTTGTAATCCTTCATCTCAAAGACCTTACCGTCCATATCTCTGCATGTTTCAGAGGTTTGGCCGTCCAGCGTGGCCAGAATCTCATACTTCTCCACTCCCAGCTCCTTCAGGCAGTCTTTCTGGGCTGCAGATGAGATAGCCGCAGATTCCGTCATGATAAGGCGTCCGGCCTGGCTCCGGCTCACCTCCATGGTCTTTGACAGGCTGTCTATGGCTTTCTGCGGGGAAGAACCGCGGATGATGTTCTGTGTCAGCTCTGTGTGCAGGTTCCGAACCAGCTTGTCCTTATTAGTCCATATTCGGTCTGAAAAGTTAGCGCCATCCTGCGCCCAGGGCTTCTTAATGATGGCATCTACCTTCCGGGTGTCCAACTGCACAAGGTTTATTCCCAGGCCGGTTCCTTTTGCAATCTCATAAGCAGCATGATGATACTGTTCACCATAGGCTTTATGCAGAAAGGCTGTCATTCCTCCTTCAAATTCTGCGGACAACCGTTCTGCGTGCTGCTGCATCTGAAGCTTCATTGCCTCCAGGTAGGATATATGGTGCCGGGCGGAGGCGTTTTCCAGTTCCTTCATCCAGCGTTGGTTCAGCGCATTTTCCTCACCGGCCTTTATGTACTGGTCAACTGACCACTTGAATTCCTCCAGTTCATTCTGCTTGAGCAGCTTTTTTGCTCCGGCATAGCTGATATCATTGTTATCGGCCAGGCGCTGGTACCACCGGTTAATATCCATTTGTATGCTGTTGGCGGCTCTTATGTACTGGCGCTGGACATCCTTGTAATATGCAGCGCTGCTCTGGTATTGGCTATCCTCTAGGGCGGCCATCCTTTTCTTCCAATAGTCCTTATCCTTAGCCATAGGCACCACCTCCTTTCATTGCGTTTCGTCCCCCTTGCTCTATAATGTACTCACAGGCGCTGGTACGCCGAGTCCGAAAGAAAGGGGGGAGTATTCATGTCACCATACGAAAAAGAACTGGCACAACTTTGCTATAAACAGTTCATTGAAACTGGTTTAAGAGCTTTTATATATCATCCCAAGAATGGGAATGATATGGTTCATGCCACCAATGCAATATGCTCCATGGAGGACGAAGGGTACATATCTGATGTTATTGATAACGGCTTCACGTTATCCTTTACCATCAGAGATTCTTTAATTCGTTATATGGAACAAGCGGAATCTTAAAAGCAATATTGAAGCAGCCATCTTGTGGCGTGCATTTCATCCCTGCAAGGTATGGCTCCAGTTCTGTACCTTGCATTTCCTGTGTTGTATTGATAAATTCCTCGCATAATGCCACTCTTGTTTCATGATAGTTTTCACCTTCCGGGTGTAACTGACATAATTTGTCTATCATCTTACAGAATTTACTCTTTTTCATATTCCTCACCACCTTCCTCTTTCTCCTGCCCAAATGCCTGCTGGTACAAATCTGCCTTCTGTGCGTTTTCCTCTTCTTCCTTCTTTATCTGTTTTTCTTCCTCTTCTGCATTTTCTACCCATGGATGATTCTTAAGAATGGTCTTATGTGAGATGACTCCCACGCTCTTTGTAGCGATGTCAGCCAGTTCCGATTCGCTCCGGATAGCCGTCCTGGTCCATGTCTGGGTTATCTGCTTGCACTCGGTTCCCAGATGCTGACATATGGCCCGTACCAACTGACCAAACCCCAGCTTAAACTCCGTCTCCATCAGGCCCGCCTTCAGCTCCAAAAGGGAGTACAGGTATTTCAGTGCTTCCCCTGAAGTATTACCGAACTTCTGTGGGTCCGGATCTACTCCCATTCCCTGTTCAAAGATTGCTTTCCTGGTAATCTCCAGAAATTTCTCTCTGGCTTCAATCGGAATGCTGATGGTCAAAGCTTCCACACCTCCGCCTCCACCGGTTCCATCAGTTTCTACCTTAATTGCCTTATATTGCTTTAATTCATTCACAAAGGTCTTTAAATCCTCACCACCATAATTGGTCAGGATGAATATGATTTCCTGTATGTCCTCCAGGTCATTTAAGAAGCCGCTGAACACCTTATCATAAGCATCAATCAGAGGCTTTACGTTGACCAGGTCATTCGCGGGAATGTTATTGTTGTAGAATGGTATAAATGGCACTTCTCCAAGGCCATGTTCAAAGTCATTAACCATCTGCACGCTTCCATCCGGGGAATCAGCCATCTCAAATATGTTATAGCTTCCAGCCCCAATTCTGAAATGGAACTGCTTTTTTTCTTATACACGCAGCACCTTTCTGCCGTCCAATATTCCCAAACATAAATGACCTTCCCATCCACGGCATCCCTTGTCTTATAATTTCGTAATACTGCATCCAACTGGCGGTCCAGATCGGTGGAATACACCGGGATAATCTGCTTTGGGTCTATTGTCCCATACTTCCAGTTCCCAGCATCACCCTTCCAGTAATGCAGCCATGCCACCCTGCAATTCGACGCCTTGATGCACAGGTCCTTACACACCTTAGCATATTTATCTCCCAGCATGTCTGCTATCTGCTTATTCACGGTTTCATTACCCACATCAAATAACGGAGGTGCAGAAAACATATATGCGGCCTTTTGATTGACCAGCAGGCCGTGGAAATTCCGCGGTATCCGATTGTCAGCATTCCGCAGCGGGTCATTCTCCCGGCTCTTTCTGACCCCATAGAGGATGTCGTTCTTGTTCTCATAATACCGCTCAGCTGCCTTGGATTCCCTTATGAAACGCCGATGTCCAACAGAACAGCTCTTTATCAACTCCTTTACTATATCAATTGACATAATCTGCGGCATTCCACCACCTCCTTTATTTTAAGACCGAAATGCCACCCTTCCTGGCACAGTTCTCGGCAATCCCTGTTGTTGCATCCTGGGCATCATCGTGTTTATTCTGACCTTCGCGTTGATATTTTATCATTGCACTATAATATTCAGGCCATCGATTCTTCCAATCTTCTGGATAATAGATGTGCTGCATTACCCATGAGGAGTTGGAATAAATGCGAGCCTGTTTGTTCTGTGTCTGTGTAAACCACTTGATTGTAGTGTAATTGCTGCCCAGCTCCTGCTCCAGGATACGGCGCACATTACGTGCAAACCCGCGGCCGCCATTGTTAGACTCAACCCTGGCCAAGTTGACTGCTCCTTCTAACAACATCCTAGCCGTGGCCGGTTCTGTGATTTCCATAGGTTCCTTTGTGTACAGAATATCTAGGATATATGCCTCATTGGCAAATGTAACGCCATAGTTAATGCTGCACAGGTAATCTTCGCCAGTGTCGGCCGTATCCGTATAGTTCCGGATCTCCTTAAACTGCGGCAGCTCCCCTGAATAAATCTTGAAACTGGTATACAGCCTGCCTTTTAAATCGATCGGTTCCTGCTGGTAGTTTGCCGATGCGATATCAACGCCCATAGCCTGTATCTTGGTCTGGTAGGACTTATAGGACAGCACTTCTGGACAGAGCATCTCATGAGTATCCGGATTCAGGAGTGCCTTCATGCTGATATGCCTGAGTTTAGCCCCGGCCTCCCTGAAATAGTCCAGCGCCCGTCCTGCCAGGTCATCACTTGCCCACCGGGTCATGATGATGATGATCTTTCCACCTTCTTCAAGACGGGACAACATCGTATCCGTGAACCAAGTCCAATGCTTCTCCTTGGTCAGCTCGTTGTTGGCTTCCTCAGCATTCTTGATGAGGTCGTCGATAATCAAACAATTATGCACTAAAACACCATTAGCGAAGAAATTACTGTCTCTTTCGACTTGTAAGTCATAGACATAATTTTCTTCGCTAATGTAATCAACTCTAATTATTTTTTCGTCTTGTGTAATCTTATATGGCATTCTTGACAAAGAGTGATTAAGTTCTCTTCTGTATTGTTTGTTATATCTTCGTCTGTGTGATGTATTCTCAAATTCGTAATCATCCCATATCGTTTGTTTGGAACCATTTTTTCCTTTTCGCCACAAATTTGGCAAGCATAATTGTCTCTTTTCTTTATAAAAGGTTTTATATTGTCGAATTCTTTTAAATAGCTTGAGCCATCTTTGTAATGAGAATTTCCACTTCCCTGCATTTTTTGTGAATGTGCCTTGTTTTTGCACTCCATCGAGCAATACACCGTCCGGTGTGACCTTGGTCGAAAATCGGTTCCGCAAACGGGACAAATAAGATTTCCTAAGTCCCTTCGATTTCTTAATCCGGTTTTTTGCAAGCATCCGAACAATACTTTCTTCCTCTTGGTACATATTCCCCACAAATTGGCATTTGACTGATTTCTGTTTTTCTGCATTGGCTCTGCAAGAACACTCTTTTGAACAGTACGACTCCACGTAACCGTTCTTCACTGCTTTTTCGTATTGATGTTTTAATATCTGATATTCTTTCCCACAGCGTGAACAAGTTAAATCTATTTTTACAGTCCTGTTCTTGTCGTAACATGCCCTGCATAGTTTTCCGGTTCCCTTTTTGGGTTGTCCGCATTGAACACATATTCCCCTGTATCTCTGCGGTCTTAACTGTATATCCTCTTTTAAGTTCTCGCGCCGCCAAATATCCGTATTCTCTCGTATAATATCTATGGTCTGCGGTTGATTTGATTTTTCTTCCCGTACTGGTTGTAACTTCAATGAATTCATTAGATATAAGCCTCCTTTTTGCTACAACTCTATTATATCTAAGTATATCATTTTTATGGTTGTACGACAAGATACGTATACAGTTTTTATTGTTATACATTTCAGAAATATCAATTATCCCTATATCGCTAAAAACTTTAATTCCCTGTGGAAAACACGTAGCGCCAAAGCCAGTGGCCGTACCGGTTGGGGATGTGGCCAGGTAGTTATTGTATCCGCCCTCCAGGCTCCACAGGTTCATGGCTCCATCCCCGCGCTTGATGGATACACCTGGGAATATGTCAGAGAATACAATCCGGTTCTCGTCTGCTTTCTCCTCCTGGATGTCGTTGCGGACGTTCTTTGAAAACATGGTGGAAAGCGTCTCGTTGTAGGAGCCGGTCATGATCTTCTGCGTCTGGTCGTTGCCCAGCACCCACTCAACCAGGAGGCCTGCCGTCCGGCTCTTGCCATGCCTGGGTGGTTCGTTGACCACCATAACCTCATCCTCAGACTGGATGAAGTCCTGAAACTCATTGCAGAGGTCAACCAGGTACTGCCTGTCCTCTTTGTAGAAATCCGGGGCCTTTAAATTGCAATAAAAAAGAACTCACGTCTTGCAAGCTCTATCTTTGCGCCTCTGATTAATGTTTCTCTATCCACCATGTATCAGCTTCTTTAATTCTTCGGTAGTCAAGCCAGCGTAAGGATTGCTGGTATCGATCTGGCCGGACAGCTCCATCTTGTCCTTGAACATGCCCAGATGGCGGCCAATCAGCTCCAGGGCCTTAAGCTTATCAGACAGTTTGTATTTCTTGATATATCCAACAAACTCCTTATCCTCTCCTATCCCCTCGTAAACATCCATCACCTCCAGGCCGGCAACACACGCTGCCGTTTCATCGTCCAATCCTGCAATATCCAATGGCTTTCCATGTTCATCAAACAGCTTCCTGATATCGAAGAACCCCAATTTTGCCAACTCCTGCAGCACCTTATCCTGGGTTATCTCGGTGCGCTGTTCTCGTTCCTGCATCCGCTCCTGAATATAATTTTCAACCTCAGCATTTCTAAGCAATCTACCTCCATTTGTAGCTGCTACGGTATCCTTCTTTACTCGTGGATACGCCACCTTGTAAGCCCTGGTGGCATTAAGGTCAATCAGGTATTCATCTGCAAATATTTTCTGTTTTGGCGTTAATGCCATCTGGCTCACCTCCTTGTTTTGGGTATAGAAAAAGAGCCACCCAGAGGCGGCCCTTTTAACTATTCACTATCATCTATTTTCTTCTTTGCACTTTCATTTATATGTAAAAATCCTAAACACAATACACACAGAATAACCACGGGTATCATTAGCTTGAATATGCTTACGGTTATGTATGGGTCTGAAACATCCTGTCCCAATGCAATCGTCTTCAATGCATCCCTCACTGCTGAAATCAAATAACATAACATATCATTCGTTGTATAAGCTATAACAAAAAGAACTAAAATCACCACAAATGCCAAATTTATTCTGCCTGCCATTGTCATTGTTTCCAATTTGATTAGTTTTAATAATCCGGTAAAACGATCAACTAGTTTTTTCATTTAACAAATTGTCCTTCCAATCCTTCAGTGATGCAAATGCCGTAAAAAACAATCCAAAACAGATTATTAATGTACAAATAAGGTAATATGGGTCTATAATATACACATTTAAAATAAACCGCACAAATAATAATGTAGCAGCGATTGCACCAACAGAACTACTGCAAACCATATAAACCAATGTATGAACCGGTAAACTATTGTCCAGTCTATTCTTCAACATCGAAATCTCCTTTCCTAAATCATTAATGATTTTTTGAGAAACGACATCAGGTGCATATATACTTAGAGTGTAGTTTTTTCTTCTATACTGATGTTTTGCACAGTCTCTGCTTTAATGCTTTTTTTAGGCGGAACTTTATAACTGGGATATACTGCATCGCTTCTATTACTTTTATATTCCACTATCTCGTTATTTATTCCTATTAAAACCTTCCCATTAGCATTTACAGATGACATACCGACTATACAAGCACTGATAACTATTGCAGAACGAATAACCGGGGGTGAAAACAAATTGTTCTGATTTATAATTCGTATTGCTTCCAAGCTTGACTCTGCTTCAACATCATAATCAATTTTTTCCTTTAACATATATGTCATAATCCCCCAAATGAACACCATCGAATGTTACGCTAGTAGAATACATTCCATTTTCCTTCAGTATAACATTTTTCAAATCCATTCCTAACATTATACCGCTTGCCTCTATCGGCAAATCAAGCCCTGTAGCATTAGCATCATTAAACGGCAAATTAATTGATTTTGCTTCAACTAAAGGATTGCCATAGTTGTCCTTGAATATTATATCCATCGTATGTACCTTATCGTCTTTGATTCCAACAATGCCAATTACAATCGAAAATGAAAAAGCGCTTGGGATAAACTCTGGTGTTAACGCAGGCAAAATTCCCACCGCGTTTAATGGAGCATTGATATCTCCTTGCTTATCCGTTCCCAAACAATAAAAAAGTGTTGATACTTTAGCCCCCATAATAGATCCTCCTCTTTCGTGTCCAAATATTATACCACACTTCTATACAAAAGAAAAGCCCCCGCGTCACCACAGGAACTATTCTAAAGGAGAAAATTTGCGTATCTGGAAAACATCATGGGGGATAAAACCAGATACCTCACCGACTGCTACCCTGCGGCATTGTCCCGTAATGTACAGGTCTGTCTTACGAGGGATTACACAATACCGGTTAGTCGGCCGCCAGGGTGTAATGCCTGACAACCGGTATATGACTTGGGGGATGCTTCCGCCCTCTGGCTTCCGCATGATAGCATATTATCACTTTTCAAGCGAACATGGCCGAACATTTTTAAATTTCTTCAAAAAATCTGTTATTCCTTACCCGGCAGCTATCCTCCGTAAACTTAACCCGGCGCTTTGGAAACATCCGGTTCATGGCCTGTGCCACCTTCCACCATGGTAGACCGTCTATGTAATACAACCGAAACATGATTCGCACCTCGCTTTTAGGGATACTCTGAATGCATTCCTCCGCCTGGCAGGTCAGCTCCAGCAGTTCCGCCTCCTTACGCTCCAGAAGCTGTCTGTACTTCTCCCGCATGGCCTGCTTCCTGTAATACTCCGGTACCGGATATCCTGTAACCTTAATGCTGCCTATCGTGCCATCTCGCCTTGTCCCCTTAACTGTATCTGATACTTGGTGCGGCTCAGACAAAAACTTATCCAGCTTCTGAATCCGCTGCCTTATGTCCTTTATCTCCTCTTTCATCTCGCAATACTGTATCAGCACCTCCTTATCCACCGGCATCACCTCCCTGCTGCCCTCAAAATCTGTAACCTTACCCGGTCCCATTCTTCCGCCAGGCTCTCCGTATATGTCAGTCGCTGAAATTCGTATCGGTCACGGTATGGCTGTTCACTATCTGCCAGACGGCCAACCATGAGACGCGGTATACCTATTAACCTGTTCAGTTCCGGCGCCGTATACCGTCCCATTAAGCGGCCATAATCATATACGTTGTAATATACCGGCCTCATGTTTCCTCCTCGCTCTCATAACCGCATCCGGCGCCCGCCTGTACCTCGCATCTGGACACAGAACCGTGTACTTATAGGGTGGTTCTGTTGCCGGCCATGTATCCGGCGGCGGCTCCCGTACCATGGAATCTGTACCTGCTTCCGCTGCTCTGAGGCGGAGAACACGGTCAGCTTTTACCTGGACGGCATTACTTCTCTTTCTCAATGTTCGGCCTCCCTCCAGTAGCCTCTGACTTTCCAGTAGCCATCTCGCGTATGTATCTATGAGGTATATTGCAGTTTTGCTATATAGATTTCAAGTTCTGGAAGATTCAGCACATCCGTACTCAATTGGGTTTCACGCCTTGCAACCTCATAATCGCTCAGGACGGATGCAAGAGCCATGTCTACCATCTGTAATGTGGATAGGTCCACATTATTTGCCAGTTTCGCTATCAGCTCGTCCTTCAATCTGTTTTCATCCATATGAATTTCTCCTTACCTGGAAGGATTCGCGGTAATCCATTCCTGTAGAGAATAGCGTTTCCAATCGCTATTGAAGATATTGTTTTCTTTTGAATTTCAGTTACTCTTTGGGAGAAATTTAACCCCAGTCACTCGCTCCAAAAATATCCGCCCATCATCTGAAACATGATACCAATTCTCTCGGCTTTTTGTGGCAAATCCGATAGTGACAAGTTGCTCCCAATCCTCAACATCCCGTTGACCTGCGTTGAAATAGTTCCGGTACGGCTCATATCTCCTATGTTTTGTTCCGCGCACCTTTCTCTTGTCAAATCCCAGGGCATGTTTCATATCATCAATCTGCTTATATGTGACCTTTTCATAAACTGCGCTGTTAACCACGCTGCACCTTCTTTCTCAAATCCTAATTTGTCAGTCTATCCATTTGCAACCATTGTCCAATATCAGCACAAAATGGGAGATTGCAGCCCCTGCATTCTTCTGAAGTGCAATCATACGCTTTTAGGCTTCCGCAGAATACAGCTTTTTGAAACAATTTTTCGAGTTCGTCATTAGGCATAGACCGAACCATATCACCATTAGTCATACTATCACCCTTTCACAAAAATCTTAATTTAACAGTTCAAAATCAACACATTGCAAAATCCTATAAAGCATATCAGCCTCGTGACTTCGCCAAGCTGTCATTGCATAAGTTGTTGCATTTTCACTGTAATGATGTGCGTTCTCTTTCAAGTGCATTTCCGCTGCTTTGTGTGTCAAAAAGAAGCCTGAATACTTTGGATAGATTTCATACTCAACGATACTAAAACTATCTTCATATCCTTTTTCCTCAAGAAGCTCCTTTAAAGAATCCAAATCATATACTGTATCAAAGTCTCTCTTTTCAAAATCTTCGGAATAATTCTCTGTGAAATAATCCACTACTTTCTCAATACACAAATTGCCAAAAATTGTACTTTGAAATCTACATACTTCCTCAAAATCGTCAACGCAATAAAGGATATATCCATCTGGGTTATTCAAATCCTGGCCGCACATTTCTTTAAAGTCCCTAATCACCCAATATCTAGGATTTGTCTGTCCGAAATCATCTTGAGTATTCATTTCTTTTTGCAGATTTTTCAGAAAATCTATTTCATCCAGCGTGATTTTATGCTTTTCAATCGAATCCTCATGATATTTCAAGTTATCCCAAAACTTCGCCATTCCGTCCTCCTTTAAATTCTAATCTAATCGAGCATCATCATTTCCAAGGATTTCAACCATCTGCTCATCAGTGGCGATGCAGCCAGTCAGCTTCTCGATTTCCCATATCATAGTTTTTTGAATGGCATGGTTTTCATATTTGCAGATTATCTCCTTGACAGCATCTGCGCTCACCAATCTCAGCATGATATCCTCCTTCCGAAAATCCTAATTTACTTTGCTAATATTTGACACGCTATAGTACAGTCCTCCATTATTTCCAAATCCATACGTCCTCGATTTGGATCCAACTCGTCCAGAAATACTCCCTTGATGCAACTATGCCCTATCTCCCTCTCCTGTCTGGCCCTGCGCTCAAATACCTCCGGGAAATCAATCCGAATCTTATTCCAATACCCCATGCCGCCTTTTACGCAACCTATGCAGTTGTTATTTGGATATCCCATGTCATACATGACTGGACGTTTCAGCCCCAGTTTATCCGCTATCCCGTGGCACTCAGCTTTGCTCAATCCTTTCTCAATCAACGGAAATTCATGGTCATAATCAGAAAGCACTTCAACAATTGCATCTGCCCTATGTCTCTCATTTACGTCATATCCCCACACATATGTATGGTGGTCTGGGTTTTCTGCCTCCCAGTCTCTGCGTACCTGCTTTTTTAACCACTTAGTACATGGCGCACCAAAGGCTGTATTTATACAGCGCGTACTTTCAATTACATCATCGACGCCTTATATTTATCGGATTGTATTTTTTCAATCGTTCTTCCAAGTAGCTTTTCACAATCCTCTAAAAATCTCAAGCTATCTGGATGCTGATCTATCACATGTGTATACATAATTTCGTCAACGTCTTTTGCGAGATAGCAAGCCACAAAAGATGATACTCCACAACTAAACCAACAAATTTTCATTTTTTAAAGGACCCGCTATAGCTTTTCTCCGGCCGGAGGTCGGCTCCTTCCTTAGTTTTCAAAATATTAATTTTGTATCAGTTTGGTTTTTGTTATTTAGGTTGG